CTAGATTTTGAGAACCTGCCCCGCGTAGATCAAATTCGGGTTAGAAATGTCGTTCTTGGCGGCAATCTTCTGATAGGTCGTGCCGAACTTCGACGCGATGCCGGAAAGCGTGTCGCCACTTCTTACGGTGTACGTCTTTCCGCTCTGCACGTGACCATTGATAACCGCCATTACGTCCTTCCAGCGGTGGTTGAGAATAGCTTTGCGCTCGTCTCCGTTGCGGTACTTGCCCGCCCACGTCTCCTTTGCAAGCTCTTCTGCCGACGCGCTGCAAATGTGGTTGACCATGGATTGAACTTCGTTGTAGCGGCTTCCCAACTTCTGCTTGCGCGTCTCGCCCTTGCCGTAATCGTCGCGCCACACGCCCGCCACAAGGTCTAGAACGTCCATGTTCTCGACGCCGGTTGCGGGTGCTGAGGGCGTGGGCGTCGGCTGCACGTTGCCGCCGACGGCTGCAAGGCTCTGCCACCTTGCGGCATCCATGTAGGCTTTGTTCAAGTCAAGGTTGCCGCCAAAGCCATTGAGACGCCCAGCGCTCGAATACTGCCGAATGTCGCATGAGTATGCGCCCTCGTTCCAAGGGTTGTTCTGCAATAATGTCTGATTCATGTTGGCGTACTGTGCAACCCACGTCGGGCAACCGTACTTCTTGGCAACGTCCCATGGGAAATGCGCTTGGCTCGAATAGATCATTGGGACTGCGCCCGAAAGCTCCTTGACCTTTGCGACAAGCGCATTAAGGTACGCCGTGTTGCCCCAAGCGGCGTTGTCCTGCTCTTCATAGTCAAGCGCAACGATTCCCTTTCCCAGATAGCCAACGATGCTGTTCACAAAGTGATTGGCTTCGGCGTCGATGCCAGCTCCGTTGATGTAGTGATATACGCCAAACAGAAGCCCGCGTTTGATTGCCTGCTGAACCTGCCTGTCGCAATCGGGCGAAACGTAGCTTTTTCCCTGCGTCGCCTTGCAGATAACGAAGTCGATTGGAAGAACGCCAACGTTGATGCCGTTCTCCCAGTTGCTTATATCAATGCCCTGCATCGTCATAGTTGCCCCTTTCCATGCAGACGAAATAGACAAGGTTTGCTTGTTCCAGCTCTTCACGCGTGAAGGCACGCGCTGAATTAGTGGCGCTCGCCGGGTCGCGCACCCAATAGCCGCTTCCGTCGTGCCGCCATATCATGATGACGTGCCCCTTATAGGCGGCGTCGCCAAGGGTGCCGTTGTGAACCCCTGCGAATGCGATTGCGCCCGCGTCAACCTGTGCCAGCGCGTCATCAAGCCTCCAAAGCTTTGCTGTAGCGGTGATGCCGTATCCCGGATAGGTAGCCGCGATCCATTGCGCGAACTTCTCGGGGTCGTTCACGCCGTCCGTTAGGCACGAATCGCCGACGGCGGCGGCAAGGTCTTGCGGCGTCACGTCTTGCCCAGTGAGGTACACAGTCGCCATGGCGGCGCACGTAAGCCCGCAACCGCTGTCGCCTATGGTGCCGCCCGCATACGACACGTTCTCCCATTGCGGTTCTGCCTGAAGGTACAGCGGCATGAAAGTGCCCGCCGTCTTCTCAACGGCGGGCACGTCTGATGCTTCAAGCTGTGTCGTGTGCGCTGACGTTGCGGGCTGGCGCTCGTTGGCTGCGCTGACCATGAGCGCAAAACCTATTGCCATAGACGCCAAGACGCCGCAAAGGAACGCCGCAACAATTGGCAAGGGGATGCGGTGGCTACTCGTTCGCATCGTCGCGCTTAGGCTCGGTGTAGGTCATCGCCTGTTTGCTGTCGCCGATGCCTGCGGTTGTCGGGTCGGTAACGATACCAAGGATTGCAAGCACTGCGAACAGCGCGTTTACGATTGCCGTAAGCTGCTCTCCAAGTGCGCCGAAATCCCAGTTGTAGCCGAACGGCGCTGCCACAACCTGAATCAGAAGCAGCACCGCCGGAATGAGCGTCAGCCAAAACGTCTTGTTCTTGATTCGTGCGGTGAAGTTAATCATGGTCGTACTCTCTTTCAGTCGAAGCGTGCGCGTTGATAAGCTCTTTCCAAAGGTGGGTTCCGACGCCGTTTCCCCCAAGCCTCGCATAGACTTCATGCACGCTGTTTGCCTGTTCCTTAATGTCAAGCGGCACGGGTTTTCCGCTCTGCACGTACTCTTGATGGAGCTTGAAAAGCTCCGCCCTCATAAGCACCTGCATTCCCTTTAGAAGCAAGTCATGTTCAGATTTGTAACGGTCATCGAATGCCCGCGCCTTCTCGCGCTGTGCGCGGATGGTCGCGCTTAGCACACCGACAATGGCGGTCATTACGATGCTGAACACCGATAGAAAAATATCTGCCATGTTTATTAGTCCTCGGTCACCTCACGCCAAAGGGCTTCGGTTCCGGTCGCGCCCGGCTCCCAGACGTTGTTCGCAACGGTCGATTCCCAGACCTTGCCGCCGTGCTTGACGCGTGCGCCTTGGGCGTATGGGTTGGTCGAATCGGGCTGAACCCATTCGGGAACCTCGCTTGTGGGCGTGTCGGCGTTGCCCGCTTCAAGCGTCCTAGCCCAAAGGCTCGCCGCTGCCGTAGGTGACCAATCAGCCTGTGACGTGTGCGCCTGAAGGCACGTGTACAGCGTGCCATCGTATGAAACGCGCTCGCCCGATGCGTAGGCGTGACCGTCGCCCATCCACGCCTGATAGATGGCGGGCGCGATTTCCGCCAAGTCGCTTGATAACGCGGGCGCTTGCGTCTTGTAGATCGCAAGAATGCCGCGCAACGCCGCTTCTTCCTCTTCTGTGAATGCCATGTTTGCCCCTCACAATAAGAAAGCCCGCGTGTGCGGGCTTGTGGCTGCTAGTTGGTTGTGTGTTTGCGGTCAGCCGAAAAGCTGCGAGAAAAGCGCGTCCATGCTCCTAACCGTCCTGCGTGCGTCAAGCTTCAGCATGGAGCTGCGCCAAGATTGGTAGCTCTGCACTGCCTGTTCTCGCGTCATCTCCCCGCGCTCGACAAAGACGGCAAGCTTCTTCAGCTTGCGCCGCTCGCGTGTCACGGCGGCGCGGCAAGGGCGCACAATGACTTTGCCATTTTTGCCATATTCAAACCTCTTCTTCAGATAGGTAAACCCACGCGATAGCTTGACAATGCGGGTCTTCTTCTCGTTGATAACGATTCCCAGCTTGTCGCACTCTTGGCGTATGTCTTCCATGACGGCGTGAAGGTCTGCTTTGTCTAACGCAATGCAATAGGTATCGTCCATGTAACGCCCGCTTGCCAGCACGCAAGGCGTGCGCAAAAGCATGTGATCTATGGGGCTTGGAAGCGCCACTGCCAAAACTTGGTTAGGCTCGCTGCCTAGCCCAAGACCACGTGATCCGTGGGCGTCGATTTGAGCGTAGACAAGCCTTTTCAATCGCTCGTCATCAAGGCACCTATCGACAAAGCGCTTGGCTGCGTCATGGTCGATGTTGCCAAAGTAGTTCGAGAAGTCCACAAGCAGTATGTAACCCTCTCGCCCGTGCTTCTGGTAGTGCCTTGCAAGCTGCCGTTTGAGCCGCCTTAGCGCGTATTCGGTGCCGCGTCCCTTGATGTTCGCGGAACATCCGGCGGTGACCGTCGGGATGATTGCCGGGACAAGGGCATATCGGTTAATCGCCTTGTGTATGACACGCTCAGAGAAGTGAACCGACGTGATATGCCGCATCTTTCCGCGCTCGCAAATGTCGAACTCGAAGAATCCGCGCCGAATGTCCTTGCCCAAAAGCAGGTCATCACGCGCCCTGCGAACGTTCGGAAGGCACCGCGCCATGTAGCGTTGAACAGACGCCTTCCAGCAGACGCCGCCGCTGCAAGCGCGTGCGCACCTGTAAAGGTTGTCAACGTCCGCAACCTGTTCGAGCGTGCATGATTCGATGCGCCTAGCGCGGTTTGCAGCCCTCTTGGCATCGCGGCGGGCGCGTCGTGCCGCCCGCCGCTCTTCGGAGTTCATAGGCACCCCGCACGGCTTGCAATCGGCATTCCATAGCCGCTTAGGCACCGGCAATGAAACGTAGGCGAACGCCGAAACCCACGCCATGCAAGAAGCGGTCTGCGGTGCCCACGGGGTGCGTATTTACGGCGCAAGCGCCGAACGTTGCATCTTCCTTCCTCATGCGCACGGATTGCGGACGTGTCCGCAATGTCTGGCATTGCAAAGGAATCACGGGCGCGGGCGTATCCACTTATTCGTCGGCGCGTTGTTGTTGGCATTGCCGTTGTTGTTGACATAGCACGCGTTGGACGAAGAACCACCAACCACCGAACGGAGCCACCAATTGTAGCGCGAGACAAGATGCAACGCCCTTCCATTCTATCGCGTGCCAATGAGCTTCACAGCCTTTCGAGCGCCACTAATGAGCTTGATTTCCGTCTCTAGGTCATCCGCTAGGCGCTCGCACCTGCTCACCTTCACGATTCCAAGGTCTGCAAGGCACTGAAGGTCTTGCAGAAGCGTTTCGCAAGCTGCAATGGCAAGCGTCAGATGGTGCCTTCTGCACGTGACGTTATGATCGTTGCTCGGATAGAAGGCGTCTGCGGTAACGATGTTGCCCACTATCTCGCGTGCCGTCTGCGCCATGGGAACCGCGAGAATGAAGCGGTACGATTTAGGCATTGCGGCTGACGTTACAAGCGTCGTTATCTCGCGGCGCAACCTAAGCGCGGTGTTGAAATACTCATATCCGCTGATGTTCCGGTAGCGTGCCAATACGGTACTCAAAGCAAGCCTTTCTTGGTATGAGCGCCCACCTTGCGGCGGGCGCTGTCAGGCGATTAGCACGGCTCCTAGCCTATTAGGAAGCACGGGCGCGGGCGTATCCACCCACTCGTCGGCGCGCTGTGGTCGGCAGTGCCGTAGTGGGTGACATAGCACGCGAGGGACGAAGAACCACCAACCACCGAACGGAGCCACCAAGCGCAGCGCAAACCCCTCACGCGGTTTGACGTGTTGTTGAAGATGGGGAATTGGCTGTCGAATCCCACGGAATAGCCCTTGGTTCCCCACACACACTGACCGTATACCTCGGTTTCGGAAGGTGACCAAACCTTGCCTAGGTCAACCCAAGACCAACTGCCCGATTCGGTCAGCTTCGTTGAGGACGAATAGCGCTCTTCGAGCAGTACGCGCTGCGTCATGAGCACGTTTCGCAAGGCGGCGGGAAGCGCGGGCAACCAGTCGTTGATTTCCCAGTCGTGGAGCTTCGAAACCAAGTAAGGGTGCTGCTCTGATGAAGTGCCGTTGTTGTCGTTGGTGTCGCGCCAATAAATGTTCATGTTGTTTACAGCCTTGGAGCCTGTGATGGTGACCGGTGTGCTCGGCACCATTACGATATGGTGCCCCTTGGCGATGTCGCCGCAATCGAAATACTGATTAATAGCGCCTATCTGATAGCACACCGTCTGCGCGGGCACGTTGGAACCTGCCGCAACGGGCACGTCAATGTAGTCTCCGATGCGCAAGCCGTAGAAGTCCGCCGCCTTGACGCGGGATTGCAGCCACGCATAGACGTTCGAGGAACCAATCTCGCTTGCGAAAGCATCCGCAAGGGAACGCCCGCCGTATGTGAACGTGGCAACCTGCCTGTCGTATTCCTCCGCCGTGGTTACGGCGGCGGCGGTAGCTCGCGCGGCGGTGTCCTTCAGGTCGTAAGCCGTGCCGTTGATTGAGAATTTGGAAAGGTCTGACATGGTGCCCCCTTATTTGAGCGTTGCAGATGCGCCGCTCATGCTTGCCTTTGCGCAAGTGAGCGTTTCGCCTACAAGCGCGGTGACGCGGCTTGTCGGCATGTATGCCGTCTCGGTCATGACAACGTAGTTGTCCTGTAACCCTGCAAGCGTGGTCGCAAGAACGGCGTTCGCGCTTTTCAGCTCTGCCACCGAAGATTCGTAGGCGGCCATTGATGCCGCAAGGCTGTTGGCGATTCTCGCGGCGTTTGCTTTTGATGCCGCATCGTTGGCGGACTTTGCCGCGTTCCTCGCATTGGTCGCCGCCGTGTTGGCTGCGTTGACGGCGGAATTTCCACGATCGATAAGGCGGTCTATCGCGTCATCCCAGCTTTGCGCCGGTTGCGCGTTGGCGGTGACGCTCTTCAGCACCTCGATTGAGAACCGTTCCGTAGAATAGCGCGTATGGCCCTGCTCGAAGGCGAAATAGGCTTGGTCGGTGAATCCGGCAACGGCGCAAAGCTTGCTTTCGTCCACGGTCACCGTGACGACGTTTCCCGAAACGGTAGCCGCCGCGCGGTAGTAGTGCGTGCGGTCTGGCAAAAGCACTTCTAGATATGCCGAATAGCCGGATAGCGAAGCATCCGTGCCGCTGTCATAGACAAGCGCCCTGATGGTCGTTCCGCCATCGTCGCCCTGACCGACGCGCAAAAGGTTCGTTCCCAAGCCATCCTTGCTTAGGTCAAGTTCTAGCGTCTGCGTGTTCACTCTTCTTCACCGCCCTGCACGATCTCTTTCAGCGCGGCAAGGGCGGTTTCGAAGGCTGCTTCAGGCGTGACCTTTCGCGCCGCCCTGCGCGGCTTCGTCTGCGTCCCACCTGAAGCCGTATGTGTCCCATCTGAAGCCGTTGTTGTCCCAGTCGCGGGGAACATGACGGCTTTCAGGGCGTCGAAAACGTCAATGACGGCTTGCAAGCGGTCATCTACGTATTCGGGCTTAACAAGCGATACGTCGCCGCCTTCGGCTGCTTCGGGCGGCACAACGTCCGTGTATTCCACAATCTCGCGGTTCCCGTTAATGTCCTGCCTGATGAAGACGATTCCGGCGTCATGCGCCTGTGCAAGCAACGATTGGTCGAACTCGGTCACCTGCGCTTCGGTCATCGCCAACGGGTCGTGCGCAACGTAAATGTATGGTGTCATAATCTCCCCTTATCCTGTGCCGACGGTGCCATAGGACGTGCATAGCCCGTTCGTGAACTTCAAGTAGAACGTGCCGTAATGCCAATTAACGGTGCCGTTTCCGGCGTCGTGAATCTCGCTGATGATTGGCTGAGATATTTTCCCGGTGTAGCAGATGGTCGCGACAGCGCTTGTGTTGGCGCTTGTCGAAACCGCGATTTGCAGCGAACTCATGCGGATTCCGTACTCTGCCTGAAGCTGCAACCCTCTGTATTGCTCGCCCATGTCGATGTTCCGGAAGTGCCCCGAATAGTCAATGAACCCGATTTGCGAACCGTTCTCCCAGCCCTGTATCTGTCCGCTGACAAGCTTCAGCATGTTTGACGTATCGCCGCACGTGAAGTTACCGTTGATCGTGGCGTTGTTCGCGGTCATGTAGTTTGTCCTGAGCGTTCCGTTGGTCAAGTCCCAGCGGTTGCGCCCTACGTTATCCGTGAGCAATCCGGCGCGAATGCGGTCGGCTCTCATGGTTCCCGCGTTGATAAGGTCGGCGGTGACGCTCGCGCCGGTGATGAACGTCTGCCAGTTCCATTGCCCGAAACTCGTAAGGCTCGACGCAAGGCGTATGCCGCGCCCTGAGATGTTCACCGCCCACATGTTAGACACGCTGCGAACCGGCAAGCCCGTTTTCGCGTTGAGCGGAACGTTGCTGTAGATGGTGCCAAGCTCGAACGTCTCGACCTTGTACGTGCCAACCGCGTTGAACTGATCGTTGAGCGCGGCTTGCAGCTGAACAAGCCACCCAACCGACGCGCCCGCCACGGCGTCATACGTAGCAGCGGCAAGGCTTTGCGCCTTAAGCGTCTGGCTTACCGATTGCCACATGTCCGCCATGCTGTCTTGCAGGTTGCCGAACGTGACTTCTGCTTCTCCGCTCAGCAGGTCGCGTTCGAGCTTCGACACGCGCCCCGTAAGACGCACGCCCGCTTCGCTGAAGCCCTTGTCGATTATCGCCACGCGGTCGCCGATGCCCACGCCCTCCCAGTCGCGCCCGAAGGCGTATAGGTCTATGACGCTCGCTTCGTAGCTGACCTTCGGTTCTGAAACCTCGGCAAGATATGCCTTCGTCTCCTTGAGAAGCTGCGCGGCATCCTCGCACTGCTCGTCAACGAAGCTTGTACAAGCGGGAAGGATGGTGCCGCCCGTTCCGGGATGTCCCCAGACCTTCGTTGCCGCCGCGTCCTCGACGTAAGACCTTCCGCCGTTGATGCTCGCAAACGTCAAGCGCCGCCCGTATGCGCCGCTCTCGGTCTCTACGCCCTTGCCGAAGCCGTAGACGCGCGTTTTAGGGTTGTCGCTCGCAACCTTGCGCGTGATGCTCTTAATGTCCTTCGTCCACGTGAAGCGCTTCGGGCTTTGCTGGTTGCCGCGCAACCGGCGCACGCAGACGCTGCGGGCGGTGACGGCTGATCCATTGGTTGTGATTGCCGTCTCAAGTTCTCCGCCCCACGCTTCCAGAATGTCGGAGATTGATTCGCGCACGCTCTGATGGTATAGAACGACGCTCGCGCTCGTTGTCACGTCGCACGTGCCAACCGCCCAGCGGGTGCCGTTGAGTGCGCTTTGAAGCGCCGTGGCAACCTGACCCGATGGGCGCTTGTCATCCGTCCAATCGTCCCAAAGCTCGGCAATTGAGTTGACGCCCGTGAACGTGGTCTTTAGCGTCCCATCCTCGCCGTGCTCGCGCTGAACGTCATCCACGATGTGCTCATGGCTCACGCCTTGGTTGTCAATCCAGACGATGTAATCGCCCTTGCTAACATCATCGCTGCACGTGATGTTCAGTTCGTCGGTGCTGTCAAGCGCTTCTGTGTGCTTGGCGCTCGAGACGTGCAAGCGCCCAAGGTTCGCGCCGAACCGCGAGAAGCGCGTGAAGCCGATTCGCCTAACTAAAGCCATCGTTCCCACCATTCCAGCACAGCCGTACCGCTGCTCAGATGCAACCGCGTGCGCCTCTCGACGGTGAAGAAGTCGGAATCAAGCGTCACGGCTGCAAGGTTGTTGTTGACGGTCGCGTGCTCCTGCGCCATATCGACGCGCACGGTGCTTGAGCTTGTCACGCCTGAAGAAATCCTTACCTGCTCGCCCGTATCGACGTTCTGCACGTACCAAGCCGCGCTAGACGCGGGCTTTGCCGTGATTTTCAGGTGCGTTGGTCGGTTGCCGCCCGCGTTTATCGCAAACGTGCCCGCCGACACATCCATGCGGCGGTGCCGCCCGTAATAGAACGGGTCGCCCACGTGGAAGGTTATCGTCGTTGACGGGCTGTTGTCCGTGATCTCGCCTAGGTCGGTGTCTCCGCTGACGATTGCCAGAAGGTAGCGCGTCGGGTCATCGGGAAGGTACAGCGGCGCGGGTTCGGTCGCGTAAAGCATCTGTGCCAACGCGTGCCGAACCTCTGCCGCGTCCCTTCTGTCATCGCTCCTAAGCCACACGTCAACGGGCAAGTCGTACCCGCCGAAATGGGCGCTCTTGAAGACCTCGCCATCGCGCCCGCTGACGCTCTCGAAGGTCGCGTCAACGGGCGGCATGATGGGGCGGTTCACCTTGCATGATACAAAGGCGCTTAGGTCGTGCCCGTTGAACTTCAGGCGGTCGGTCTGCGCCCTTAGCTGCTTACGTTGCAACGCTCACACCCCTTTGCTTTAGCTTGCTTGCGATTCCCAATCCGATTTGCTGCCCGGTCTGGTATGCGTCCATGCTGCCCGCAACCGTCGCGTTTACCTCGACGGCAACGTTTACCTGCTGCCCGCTCTGGTTGTCGAACGCGCGGTTAACGGCGCGTTCAATGAAGCTCCAAAGCTGCTTTTCAGGTGCTACGTACTCGCCGCCGCGCTCGCCAACGCCGATGATGCTTGCGCTGTCGAAGTAGCCGCCGCGTGCGTACCAGTCAACCGCCAAGTGCGGAACACTCGGCGGGTCAAGGGAAAAGCTGCCGTCAATCTTGAAGTGCGGCAAGTTGATATGTGGCAACTGAATGCGCATGTTGCTAAAGGCGCTTGAAATCCTCCCGGGAATGCCGCTTACGAAGTCCCAAGCAGCCTGAATCTTGCTCGTTATCGCATTCCTTACGCTGTCGAAGACGCCCGCAACCTTAGAACCCAAGCCGGGAAAGCCTAGCTTCTCCCCGATCCTGTCAGCAACGTTGATTGCGGCTTGCCGCGCCGCGTCCATCTTGCCTTGAATGTTGTCACGAATTGCGCCAAAGGCGTTCTGTGCCTCGCTAAGCGCCGTTGACCAATCGCCGCTCATTGCCGCTTGAAGCGCCCCAGCCGCCGAACTCGCAACGGTCTGCGCCGTGCTCATGTCTCCCTGCACGGTTTGCCCGATTGCGGAGAACGCCGTCTGCGTGTTTGTCTGAAGGTTGCCCCACCATGTGGAAACGGCGTTCACGGCACCTTGCGCGATGTTTCCCACGGTGTCCTTGATGCCGTTCCACGCCGTGGAAGCGCCGTCCTTGATGCCGTTCCATGTGTCCGACGCCCCTTGCTTGAGCGCGTCCCACTTCTCGCCCACGTCATCGACAAAGCCGGTAACAACGCCGGTGACGTTATCCCAGATGCCTTTCCAGAATGCGGGAACCCCTGCGAAGAAGTCTTGCACCGCCTGCCACTTCTCGGAAATCCAGCCGGTGAACTGCGCCCATAGCTGCCTTCCTGTCTCCGTCTGCGTGAAGAACCAGACAAGACCGGCGACAACGGCGGCGATTCCGGCAACGACAAGCACCCACGGGTTAGCCATGAGAACCGACGTTAGCCCGCTGAAAGCTCCCTTGACCTTCCCAGCCGCGCCGGTGAGCGTCGTTCCGAACTTTGCGACATTCTGAAATGTCGTGCCGATGTTGTCCGCCATCTGCATTGCCTTGCCGATGCCGGTTGCAAGCCCGCCGAACGCGATTCCGCCAAGCACGACGTCTGCCGCAAGCTGCTGTTGCGCCGGTGAAAGACCGTCCCAGACCCCCTTCAGTTGGTTTGCAATGTCCGCCGCCTTCTGCACGGCGGGAAGAAGGGTATCCAGAATGTCCGCGCCAAGCTCGGCTCCGGAAATCTGAAGCGCGTGAAGGCTTTCCTTCATCTTGTCCGGCGCGTCTTCGGTGCCCTCGAACGTGTCATCTACGGCGGTAGCGTAGTCATCCAACGAACCGCCCAAAGCGCCAAGGTTGACGCGCCCGGATTCGGCGGCGTCAACGAACGACATTGCCGCTTTCGAGCCGAACAGGTCTATTGCGTCCTGCGTCGCCTGTGCCTGTGTGGCGGGGTCTTGCAGCCGCTTCGTGAGGTCTTGCAGCGTCGTGCCTAGGTCTTGCCCGCTCTTCGCGCAATTGGCAGACGCCTTCTTAAGTCCCGTCAGCATCTGGTCGGCGGGCACGCCCGCTGCTTCGAAACTTCCAAGCAGCGCCGCCGAATCTTGGATGCTAAGCCCCATGTCGCGGAACGTAGCGCCGTTGGCGTTAACGTCCGACATGAGCGTTTGAACGTCGATGCCCGTTTGCTGCGATACGGTTTGGAACATGCCAAGTACGCTGCCAGCCTGTGAGCTGTCAACGCCGAACGCTTGCATTGCCATTGACGCATCTTCGCAAGTCGCCGTAACGTCAACGCCTGTGTTCTCGGAGAAGCGCAAGAACTGAAGCGATGTGGTTTCCAGCTGCTCGCCTGTGAGACCGAAGCGCGTTGAAACCTCGCCGACGGCGTTTCCGATTTCCTCCATGGAAGCGGAAGACTGCTTGGCTACGTTCTCGAATGATTGGTTGAGCTTGTCGGCAGCTTCTCCGGTCGCGCCCGTCTTCTGAATGACAACATCCGCGCCCGCGTCAACCTCGTTGAAGGCTGCTATGGCACCGCTTGCAACCGCCGTGCTCGCGCCCATGACGGTTTTTCCCACCGTCTCGACGCGCTTTCCGTGCTCTTCCCACTTGTCGGCGTTGTCCTTGATGGATTGCCCAAGCTGGTAAAGCTTCGTTTGCGATGCTTCAAGCTCGGTTCCGGTAGCCTTTATCTTCTCGTCGTAGGAATCTAGCTGCGATTCGCACTCGATGATTGAGCGCTTGAGAGTGTCGTATTGTCTTTCTTCCTCTTCGGTGAGCTTTGCGCCAGACTGCTTCTTTTCCTCTAGCGTCTGCAAGGCTTGCTTGTAGGCGTCAAGCCGCTGTTCTGTCTCTTCGTAAGCGGCGTTAAGCGTCTTGACCTTCTGCGCCAGCAGCTCGGTGTTTCCGGGGTTGAACTTAAGCGCCTTGTTAATGTCTCTCAGGTCGCTTTGCGTGTCGCGCGATGCCTTCTGAACCTTCTTCAAGGCGCCCTGAAGCTCGGTCGTATCGCCGCCGAACTTGATCACAAGTCCTTTGTAGCTAACCGCCATGCCTTCGCCCCTCTTCGGTTGTCAAAGTCCGTGAGCGTTTCAAGCAACGCACCCGCCGCCCAATGGGTAGCGGGTGCGTTGCCGTGAAGCGTTCATGGTCAGCCCCAGAACGCCGCTTCCGCCTTGCGTGCCTTCTCGTCATCCTCGTAGTTAGCCGCCGCGTCCGCATAGAACGCGTGTATCTCTAGCAGGTCTCTAACCTGCCTATAGCTAAGCTTCTGAAGGTCGGTGACGGTAAGCCCGCATTGCTGGCAGTCGTACAGATAGCGTGCGTCGCACGCGTCACTTAGGCTGCTTGGTAGCGGCGGCGCTGGTCTTTTTGGTGGTCTTGGTTGCCACTCCATGGGATGCTGAAGGAAAAAAATTGTCTTCGACAATCTTTATCACGTCAGCCGCCCAACCGTCCCCCTTCTGAAGGTCGAACGTGCCGGGTGGCAAAGCCTTGACCCAATCGCCGAACGGAACGTCAAACTTTGGCGTCGCCGTCTTGATGCACGCATAAAGGATTTCAAGAAGCGGTGCCATCGCGGGCACACCGTATGACTGCAAGGAATCGGCAAGCAGCCCCACGGATTCGTTAATGTCCTTCGGGCGGTAAACACCCGTTGGCTTCCCGTTGGCGTCAAGCTTCGGCGCGGTGAAGCAGCGCGAGAACACAATAGGCGTGAATCCGTTGAACGCCACTTCGTACTCGGCTTCCCCAATCTTGATTACCATTCGCAACCTGCTTCCTACTGGCTCACATTAGCCGCGCTCTCAAGAAGCCCCTCGGTCTTGACTGCATCAAAGAACGTCGCATAGTCGGCAAGACCGGTGAAGCTGTCGTATCCGCTCGTGCGGTCATCGGAAGTGCCGCCGGGCGGGACAATCGGCTTCCACGTGAAGGGGTAGTCAAGCTGAGTGATCTCGGGCGAATCCTCGGTGGTCTTCATGTCAAGAGAGGGCTTTGAAAGCTGGCACATGAGAAGGCAACGGCGGCGTCCCAGAACGTGCCCCGGCTGCTCGCACATGAACGCGAACGGCTTCGGCTTCTTGTTAGCCTTGAGGTTCGTCCGCCCGTCCTTGGTGATCTCGTAGCCCACAAGGTCGGCGATAAGCTGCCGCATCTCGGGCGTTCCCTCGGTGTCGAAGAAGCTCATGGTTCCCGAACCGCCGTTGTCCTGCTGCTCGTCCAGCCAAACGTCGTTGTCGGCATGGCTTGTGCCGCTCTCGACGCTCGGCTCCATGCTGATTTCAACCGTGCCCGGAATGTGGACGGGCTTCTTGTAGGTCAGCTTGTCTTCGTCGGTGCAAATCGCGATGTGCGAATTTCGCACGCCGAAATATCCGTTACGTGCCATTTCAAGGCTCCTTTACTCTTCTTGCACGCTGACATAGAAAGACGCTTCTACCAAGTGCTCGCCGTCAACGTGCGTTACCGTTTCACTGAAGGCGCACCCCGCCGCGTCAAGTGCCGACGCAATCTTGCTTTCGATCTCATATGAGCGGTGCGTCGTGTAAAGCAAGATTTCGTAGTTCATCCAGCTTGCCCATGCCACGTTGTCGGCATAGGACGTTCCGCCAAGGTCTGCTTCAAGGCTGATGTACGGTGGCTCTGGTCGGTCTTCGTCCGTGTATCCCTCGTTCGTCCAAGGGATGCCCAAGCCGTCAAGCATCGCGCAAAGCTCGTCTAGCTTGATCACGTGGCATCACCGCCCGCCGCGAACTCGCGCCCCATGCGATCAGCAATGGTTGAAATTACCGAATCTCCCTTTGCCGTGCCGTATGTCTTGCCGGTCTGGTTCTTTATAGCGTGGTCGTTTTCCAGAAGGTGTGTAAGCGTAGGACGTGCGGTTTCATGGACGGTAACTTCTACGCCCGCTTCTCCGCTATCGACGCTTGACCTCCAAGCCTTAGCGTACTTGCCAGAACGCTTGCGGCTTTCCTTCTTCAACTCCTTTACCGAATCGCTTCCAGCCTTTCGCGCCCGCTCTTCCAAAACCTCGGTGTTCTCGTCTATGCACTCGCGCATGTATGCGTTTATGGTTCGTTCAATATCGTTATTCGCTGCCTTAGCCACGGTTGCCCACCCTTTCGACAAGCGTCAGGCGCACGTTGTCCGGCGTGCGCTCCACGCGCTCGACGGCGTACACGGTGCCACGGAACCTTACAAGCGATTCGTTGCGGTACGCGCACGCCCTAAGCTCTATGACGGCTTGCGGTCGGATGCCAGCGGCGCTCGCGGCATAGTATGCGGCGGCGCTGATGCTGTAGACGTTGCAGTATGCGTCGCGCTCCGTTGTCTCGGTTGACACGACGCCGCGCTTGTCACGCTTCTGCGCCTCGGTAATTAGCTGGCACATGCCAGCCCACATGCTCATTGTGCGCCCGCTTTGGTCGCGGTGCCGTGCTCGCTGCTCCCAGCCATGCGGCAAAGCATGTCTCGGAATGACTGCATGAGCCTTTCGGCGTCGGGGTTGTCCATGCCGAAGTTCGCTTTGACATAGACCTTGATTGCCACGCACACGCTCGAATCATCGTTGCTTGCCGCCATGGCTTCGGTAACGCCGCCCGCACGCAACGCGGAACGGGCGGCGTCTATGAGGTCTGCGATCTCTCCGTCATAGGTTGAGCAGTCGGCTGGAATGCGCAACGCGGCGCGGCAAGCGGCTAGAAGGTCTGCTTCGCTGTCAGCCATGTTGCACCCCCTCTAGCACTAAGCCTGCTTGACGGAAATCTCGACGAACGCCTCGGGCACGACAAGCCCGCAATCGTAGAGAAGATAGCCGTCGAAGCAATGCTTCTGCGAACCGTCCGTGGCAACGTAGCCCTGAACGTCGATGCCGTCGAAGACGTTGCCCTTGAGCAGGTCGGGATAGCCGACAAGAAGCGTTCCGTCTGCCATGGAATCGTCTTGCTTGACAAGCTTTCCGAAGATACGCCCCTGAACGGCTGGGTCTTCGGTCTTCTCGTCTACGAAGTAGCTGCGCCCGGTGGTGTCCTCGATCATGGCAAGGTAGTTCCAGATCATATCGGAGTTGCCATAGAAGATTGCGCCCTTGGTGGTCGGGTTGCCATAGGTCTTAAGAAGCGCAAGCGCCTTGGTAATGTCAGCCTTGGAAAGCTTCTTGGTCGCGCCGCTCGTAACCTTGTTTGCGCTCGCGATGCCAAGGATTGCGTCGCCCACGCGCTCGTGGCAGAAGGCGTTAGCCGCAACGGAAAGGCGGGCGGCAACCTCGTTGATGATGTACTGCTCGAAGCCGTCCATGGACTGAACAGCCATCTTACGCGACATCTTGACGGTCTTCTTGATCTCCTCGCCGACAAGGGAAATGGTGTCGAAGCTGTTCTGCTCGTCTGTGGGTGCCACGCCCTCGTTGGTCTTTCCGGCGTCACCTGCGGTGATTGCCTTGTGGCGCACAATCTCAAACTGGTTCTTGAGGTTCGAGCGGGAAGCGTCGCCGAACAGCACCGCCGAATTATCGATAAGGGTAATGATTTGGTCTTGAATCTCCTTGGGCACAACGCTGCCGGTGTTGTCGGTGGTGTGCGTGAAGGCTGCACGCTCTACGGTGTTGAAGTCGTTGCCACCGGCAAGCTGAATGCCGCCACGGGTCGCAACGTCCTTCACCCAAGCGCGGCGGTAGGCGGCTGCATAGTCCGTCTTGTCCTGCACGACGCCGGTTGCGTTCGCGCTGCGTGCAAGCGGAACGTTGGAAACGACGGCAGCGTTGCCGCTCTCGATTGCGGAACGGGCATGGGCAAGCGCGGCACTGCGTGCGTCGCGTGCGGTCTTCTGCTCGTTGGTGATGCGCTCAATCTCGGAAGTGAGCTGCGCCATGCGCTCTTCGTCCTGCGCGGCTTCGTCACCCGTGGTGCCCTCGGGCGTTCCGTCGGCGTACTTGTCGATAAGTGCCTGAAGCTCGGTAAGCAGATCGTCCAGATTCATTTTCTAACCTCTCTTTGCGTTCACGATTGACATTACGGCGCACGCCCTCGCGTGCGTCATGCGCCGCCGCGCAATCTCCTTGCGCGTCCGCTCAATCTCTCCGTTAAGCAAGTTGCGTGCGCTTATCTCGGTGTTGGGGTCAGCCGGAAGGCTCACCGCCGACACGTCGAAAACCTTCTTCACGCGCGTGATGGTGTCCGTGTGCGTCTCGCGGTCGTACTCGTCAGCCGCCACGGTGAAAGCCCATGACATGCGCGTTATAAGCCCTGCGTCGATTTCCTCGTAAAGGTCGCGTGCCGCTTGGCTGCGCGATAGGTCGGCGGCGATGAACAAGCCGTGCTCGTCAGGCTCGACAATCAGCGTGCCGTTGCTCATGCGGGCGTATACGCGCCCCTCATGGTCGAACTGCATTATCACGTCTGACATGTCGGCGTCCCTGAACGCGTCAGGGCTTATGGTCTCGCTGTACTTGTTGCCGTCGAAGTCCTCGAACAGAACGTAAGGGTCATTGAACGTCGATGCGTAGCCCTCGACGTAGAACTCTGAATCAAGGCGTTTCTTCGGTTCATCCGTCGCGCCGTCAATGCGCTTGACCGGCGCAAGCGCCGCCGACAAGGCGCGGTACTGCCTTTCATTCGGTTTCGCTGGCATTGTCTGCCCCCTCTTCCGTCTCGCTTGTCGTGCTCCCCAGCTGGTCGGCAAGCGCAATGTTCGCGTTCGTCTCGGCTGCGTTCGCCGCCGCTTCCGCCGTGTGCTCGCTGATCAGCGCAAGGTCGATGTACTCGCCGCGTATGACGTGGCGCTCGCCGCCGTCGTAGTGCGGAGATTGGAAAATATCGGCTACTTGGTTGCCGCTGAAGATTCCTCGGTCGAACATCGCCGTTGCAACGTTCAGCTTTGTTTGGTTACTCGCGAACTCCAACCGGTTTGCCGAAAACATGATTTCGTTTCCGTGGGCAATCTCGGTCTTCGTGAATGTCATCGTCGTTAGGACGAACCCAAGCTGCACGGCAAATGTTTCTATGTTGCCTTCATAGAACGCGTTATAGGTCTCTTCGTCGGCACGATTGAGAACCACGTCTTCGGAGATTCCGAAGAAGCGGTAAGCCGCCTTCTCGATGCGCTCCATCTGCTCGGCGTCTACCGTGTAGTTCGACGGCGTGATTTGCTGCACGTCATCGAAGATGCGGTCATATACGGCGATGCCGCCCGAATTCTCGGGCGCAAGCTGACGGTTGAAGTCGTTCTTTGCCTTCTCCTTGTCGGCTTCGTTTCTGTTCTGCGATAGCTTGCCTATGAAGCGGATGAAGGCGCTTTGCTTGATTGCGTTCTGCTCGCCCTCGTTCTGCGCGTGCAGCAATTCAAGCGTCGGGTTGAGAACGTTGGTGCCGTCTCCGAAAAGGTCTGAGCGGTATTGGTGCCGCGTCATGACGCCGCACCTTGACCACTCTACATAGACCATCTGCCCCGTGGGGAAGTCAAGCCCTAGCCACAACTCGCCGTCCACGTCATACGCGGTACAGGTGTTCGGCAACACGGGGTAGTAGCCAACCTGCGTGATGTTGTCTTCGGCAAAAATCGGGATGATCAAAGCCGTATCGTTCACCTGAAGCATCGTGTAAACGCGCTTGATGAATTGCGGCGTTGTCATCCACGGGTTGGGCTGAAACCTCAAAGACGCCGTGGCTTGGCTTTGGGCAACGCCCTGTATCTCCGGCTTCAGCTTGCTTGCGTGGTTCGCCCCGCTCTCGATAATCGAACGCGTCAGCTCTGCTTCGTAGATTCCGCCCGTCCACGTCGTGAAGCTCGGCTGATAGGCGGTGAAGGTCGAAAAGTAGCCGTTAACCGCCTTGACCTGTGGGCGGTGAAACACTGCGTCGAACATGGAGCGCAAGCGCCGACGCCCTTTCACTCTTGCCACGTCTAACCCCCTATCATTGATTGGTATTCGTCCGCCATGTCCTTTAGGACAACGAACGCGTCACACTCGGCCGCCCAAACGTCGATGCGGTTGCGCGGGTCTTGGTTCTTCTTGTCGGGCGCAATGTTGCCGTTGGCGTCGCTGCGCACGGCAACGTTAGAGCGGCACCATTCCGCGATAGGATTTGCGTTGTCTACAATCCTATTTTCGCGGTAAAGCGCCCTAAGCTCCTTCATAGGCATTGAAAGGGTTTGTGCGCCCTGAACAACACGCCTGAAGTAGTCGGCTCCAAAATATCCCTCGTATGCTTCGACGGTCGGAACGTCGCGCATGTGCCACGGGTCGTAGCCACACGCGGCGGCATAGATGCCGTACTTGTCCTGAATCTCTTGAACCCAGTCAAGTACAACGCGCTTGTCGATGATGGGCGTTGCACACGTGCGTAGGTAGCCGTTGGCAATCCACGCGTCGTAAGGCACGCCGTCGCGCCCTCCGCGCCGTCCCTCGCGCTCTGCCTGTTCGAGCGCCCTTTCCGGTATCCATGCCATGTGCATTGCGTAGATGTTCGGGTCGTTCGGGCGTTTCATGAGCATACAAGCCGCCGTCAGGTCGGTTGTGTCCGACGCGTCCACGCCAAGGATTCCGTACTTGAAGCCGTCTGACGGGTCGAAGGTCGCTTCGTTGTGAATCTCTGACCACGTAAGCCAAGCTTGGCTCTGGTTCTCGATTAGGTTGAAGTCCTTCACAAGCAGCGTCGGCAAGAACGTAGGGTCGTTCTTGGCTTTCGCAACGTTCTTCCTAAGCGCCGCAAGTGACTTGATTTGCCCTAAGCCGGGGTTGGCTTTGCTCCAAGCCGCTTCATCCTGCCATTCCTCCCTATCGTCAAGCTCGAAGATGAACGCAATGAAGTGCTCCGTATCGACGCCGGTTGCCTTGCCGTCAAGCCAGTTCGCGGCATACTTATATTGGGCGTCGAAGATGCCCGCACGAACGAAGCCGTTTGTCGTGATCTCAAGAACCAGCGGCTGCCGACGCGCCGACATGCCTTGAATCGTCAGGTCGTACAAGTCTCGGTTGCGCATGGCTCCCAACTCGTCAATGATTGCGCCCGACACGTCCAAGCCGTCTAGGTAGTTTGTGTTAGCCGCAAGGGCGCGAATGACACCCATGTTCAGGTTGCAATACAAGTCAGCAACGCGCTTCCGCACGTGCTTTGCCAGCGCCGGTGAAGTCTTGACCATGCGCAAGGCGTTGTTGAAGCCCTTTGCCGCTTGGTCGTAGGCGGTCGCAACGTTGTAGATTTCCGGCGCGCCCTCGTCATCGTTTATGAGCAAATCAAGCTCGATTGCCGAAGCAAGCACCGTCTTTCCGTTCTTGCGCCCCATGATCCACAAGACTTCTCGGTATTGCCGCAACCCCTCGGCGTCCACGAATCCGAAAATCACCGAAAGGATTGCAAGTTGGAACGGTTCGAGGTTGAAGGCGTGCCCAAGCTTGCCGGAAGGTAGGCGGCAGAAGCGTTCGATGAAGCCGACGTGCTTTGCCGCGTATTCCTCTCTGAAGTGATACGGGTAAAGCGGGTCTTTGTTGTCAATGTCGCGCAAAACGATTTCGGCAACCTGCTTCATCTTGCGGCAAGCCGTGATAGTGCCGTCTTGGATTCCGCCGAAGTAAGACCTCATTGCACACTCGCAACGCCCCACCTTCTCGCGCTTAGTCATACCGTGTTTCTGCGAGGTATTCGGTCAGGACGTCGGCGGCGCTTGCGCCCGCTGGCATGAGGTCGCAAAGCTGCTTTATGCCCCGCTGAAAAGTCGTGAATAACTTGTTGTAGGCGGCAAAGCCCGGATGCTCGCGCAACCCAGACTGTCCGCCGCCGTTGTCATACTCGCAATAGATAGGCTCATAGAGAAGCTCTTTGCGCGATTCGTCCAGCTTCACTTTCATGAAGGCGATGTTTGGAAGCATCCCAAGCACGACGTTGCGCTTCTCTTCGGGTATTGCGTCCTTGGTGATGCGTTGAAGCTTGCGCAGTTCGGCGTTGACGCGTGCTTGCGTGGAAGGTGGCTTGCGTTTCTTCGAGGTTGCGGCGCTTTGAGCCGAAACTTTCAAATTATTGCACAGTTTCTTAGACTTCACAAGACCACCCCCCTTTCAAAATCCAACGCGCACGAAAATTTACCTCCCGGCGTTGGTGCCCTAGGCATCGAGCGTTTTTTGTGAATCGGGGGGATGATGTGTCGCGTTTACCTGCGGTTCTGTGTTCGTTATTTTTGTCTTGCGTTGTGTTGCGTTTGGTTTCGTCACTCGTTCAGGCAGATTAAATTGCCGTTGTCATCAAACGCAAGCCCTTGCCTTGTGGCTCCGTCTCGCGCCCAGCCGTGCGTTATCTTGTGGCACCTGTCGCAAAGGCTAACCAAGTTGTCTAGCCCGCACGTGATGTTAGGGTCGTTGATGTTGTCCGGCGTCAGCTCTTGGATGTGGTGAACCATGGTCGCCGGTGTTATCTCTCCAGCCTTCAAGCATCGCTGGCAAAGGTGGTTGTCTCTGATCAACGCGGATTCGCGGGCGCGGGCCCATGCGGCGGAATGGTAGAACGCATAGCTGAAAGGCTTTGCCATTATGCACACCGCCTAAAAGAAAAGGGCACGCGGCTTGATGCCGTGCGCCCTCTTGTTACCGAATCCACCGTATCGAACTTTAGCACAAGCGCGGAAGTGAAGGGAAGTACCAATTTTCATGCGTCGCGCACAATGGCTATTCCCTTCTTGTCGATATAGCGGAACGCCGCCGCCGAAAGCTCGCAGCACCATTTGGGCGTGCAGCACATAACGTCCGCAACTTCCTTCCATGGCATCGCCTGAAGGTACGCCATGTAAAGCACGTCTGCATATCGGTTGCCCTTCAGCTTCGCCAATCCGCCATGACCGTTCGCGCCGTACAGTATCGCGGTCGCTTCGTCCAGAACGGTTGACGTTTCCTTGATACGCTCCTTCAACCGCTCTTGCATTTCAATGCGCCGGTTGATTGCGTCCATGGCATCGCCGACGCCGCCGACGCCATAGTGCGGTTCATAGCTGATGCCCTTCACGCCTTCTTGAGCCATGAGCACTGCAAGCATTTCATCTGTGCGTTGTATCTCTTTAACGGTGTCGCGTATCTGCTCGAAATACTCTTGCGCCAACATGTCCCTACCTAACGCCGGTGCTTCCAAAGCCACCCGCGCCGCGCTCCGTCTCTTCCAGCTCTTCAATCGGATTGACGGTGCAAGGCACAATGCGCAAGTCTAGCCCAGCGTCTCCATTGTGCGCGTATGCCGGAACCTGCACGCCGTCGTTAAGGCGCATGTTCAGTCTTCTTCCCTGCATTCCTCTTCCTCCAAATCGAATAAAGTTGGTTGGTCATCGTGCTTTAGCTTTGCTCTCACGCAAAAGCCAACTTCAAGGCAATTCGTCCAAAGCTGCCACGGCACGCAATAGCATTTCTTGCCGCCGACAACCGCACCCCTGTTCTCGCAATCCTCAATCATCGCCGCTCTTTAGAACGGAATGCCAGCGTCGGAAATGGCGGGTTCGCTCGGCTGTGCCGGTGCCGCTTCTGGTTGCTGCGTCTCGCGGCGGGTGTTCATTAGCTCCACTTCGTCCACAACAACTTCGATTCGGCTGTAGGTCTTGCCGTCGTGCTCGTACTTGTTCTGGTTAAGGTGACCGGTCAAGGCAAGCTTCGAGCCACGGCGCAAGTAAGGCTGTATGCCCTCCGCACGCTTTCCGAACATCACGCAATCAATCCAGTTCGCCTTGTCCTGATAGGCGCCATCTTGCTGTCTGCGTCGCTCGTTAACGGCAACGGAGAACGTGAGAACTGCGGTGCCGCCCTGCGTAACGCGCAACTCCGAATCCTTGCCAAGATTTCCCGATATGGCAACTTTGTTCAGGCTCATGACTCCACCCCGTCCAGCTTCTCGACAAGCGCCCTAACCTGATTGGCTCCAAGCCCACCGACACGGCGGTTGTCCGCTATGTGCAGTTCCTTCATGAGCGATTGCGTGCGGCTGAAGCCGTAGTTTGGCAGGGCGTTGATAACCTGCTTCACGCGCATTCCCTTTGCTGCTTGGTCGCCGCCATGCGCAAGGCTGATCACGTCGGTTACCGTCATCGCGCCTTTTCCAAGCTGCTTCCTAAGCTCGGCGCGTGCCTTGCGTAGTGCCATGCTCTTATCGAGGTTGGCAAGCCTTTGTTCCTTCGTCAGTTCCGGTAGCATGTTCAATCCCTTCTATCGTTTCGTGATTCGATACGTGCCCTGAAGCTTCAACGCCTTCAGGTGGTTGATTGTGTAGGTCGCATCCTCCTTGCCGATGATGGTTAGCGTTTGTGCGGGTATTGCAATCTCATAGACCGTTTGCGCTTCCTGCTTCTCGTTCGCACACTTCTGCTTCAGGGCTTCGTGGGTCTTCTCCATGAGCGCTTGCATTTCCTTCGACATGTGCGTTTCGGTCGGTCTGATTTCGCCCTCGGTCTGATCCATTCCACCGCCCTTTTTTACGTGTTCCTGATAATTACTTCTTATCTGCCACTAGCCGTTTTCTGGTAGCGCGTTTTTGGTGTCGCACCTGCGCGTTAATGGCGGTTCTCTGCCATGCGTGAAAAATAGCCATCCCGACTTCATCCCGACACACTTTCGCCGCTTGCCATTACGTCGTTGACGGCTTCCTCAAACACCGCTGCGGCGCGGGCATCGCTTCCCGGAAGCACATGTGCGTAGATTCGCAACGTGGTTGCCGCGTCTCCATGACCCAAGCGTTGCGATACCTCTTGAACCGCAACGCCGCTCATAAGAAGCCATGTGGCATGTGTGTGTCGTAGGTCGTGGAACGTGAAGCCTTTGGGCATTCCTGACTGTTCGGCGATGCGCTTAAACGCCTTCGATATGGTGGTCGGTCTGCAATAGCCGCCATCGAAGGTGATCAGCGGCGCGTCTGGAGGAAGCTCGCCACAGAATGAGGTGCGTAGTTGTATGTAGCCATCTATCGTTTCAATGTCTGACTTGTTAAGGGTGATTGGCCGTGAGACACGCCCTTTTGTCTCATTGCGCCTATAGGGCTTCTTTCCTGTCTCTTCTTGCACGGTTCCGCCAACGATGATTTGCGGATTCTTGTTCTTCTGCGCATCCTTCGAATAGTCACAGTTGCGCACGGCGCACACCTCTCCAACGCGCATTCCGGTTTCGAGCGCCATCCAAGCGGCAAACGCGTTCATTGCTTTTCTGTACGTCTTGCGGTTTATAATTGATGGTTTAAGCAATGCTTTTAGCTGTGCTTCAATAGTCCTGAAATCGCCTATGTTCAGCGCTTGCGCATCATGATGAACAAGCTTCGGTTTATCGACGCTTAGCAGCGGGTTCGAATCGCAAACCTTCATCTTTACGAAGAAGGTAAAGGTGGCGTTGAGAAAGTCATGAACGCCGCGAACGCTGTTCTGCGACAAGCCTTGCCCGCCTTTGTCTTTTGGCGTGAGCAACCTTTGCTCAAAGCGTGATAGATCAAAGCTGCTAACGTCACGGGCGTTGACGCCGGGAAGGTACTTGGAAACATACTTTGCAAACCTTCTGTAGGCACGCACGCTGTTTGGTGAGTAGCCCTTAAGCGAACGCATGTCTATGAACTCGTTAAGCAGGTTGTAAAGCAGGGCACCGCCAAGAAGACCGTTGGCGTATTGGCTGGCTTCCCACGCTTCCGCAAGCTTGATTGCTTGCCCTTCGGTCTTAGCGTCCGGAAGGTCGTGTTGTCTCTCTACCTTCTTGCCGTCATCCGTCCGCCCGATGAACAGACGTGCCACCCAGACGCCGCGCCTTTCGTCCCATTTGACCTTAACGCCAGCCATTTTTGATAGCCCTTCCGATGCCATAAGCCGCTATCATGAATGACGCAAGGCATGTCAGCACATAGGCAAGCAGCCCGAACAAGACGCCACAGAAGACGCCGACGGCGATTCCAACTCCGATAGGGATAACGACGAAAAGCAGCACGACGGCTAGACAACCGTTATTCATCGCTATTCCTCTTCGTTCCGGGCGATTGCCGCGTTAGCCCACATGACGCATTCTTCAAGCTTCGTGTTAGCCAACGAACGCTCGCGGCTTTCGGGGCAATCTTTGAGGATGGTTAGCGCAAAGCCCTTAGCCTGTGACCTGATTTCCTCGTAAAGCTCGATTTGGTCTTGGTTCGGCACGTGGTATGAGAAGTTGTTTTCGATGGTCTTTGAGTTCATGAAATACCCCTTAGAACGTGGCAACGATTGACGTAATGAACGCAACTGCAAGGATGAAAAGCCTTAGTTGCTCGATAGCCCACAAGACAAGCAGCAACGCGCATGTAGCGGCTGCAATGGCGATAACAAACGGAATGGCTTTGCGGCGTCTCACTGCTCGCCGCCATCTCTGCCGTTGATCTCTTCAATCAGAAAGTCGATGCACTGCTTGCACTTCTGCAAGTCCTCGATGCCGTTCTTCTTGTCCCAACGCCAAAGGTATTTGAATGCGCATCCCCACCAATAGAACGCCATCGGCGAAAAGAACTTCACTGCTTCGATTGCGTGATTGCACCAATCGAGGTAATCGTTGCCCATTGCAGCCCTCATAGCGTCCTTACACTCAATATCGCCGTTGGCGTAATGGGACGGGTGCGAAATAGCGTTCATAGCTCCGTTTTTTTCGCTCATTGCGCGATCCTTCTCTCTGCTTTGATTGCTTTACCAGCTCGCTTAGAAACTGCTTGTCAATAAACGTCGCTGTTAGTTCGATGTGCCATCCATTGGCTGCTGATGCTTCGGGCTGTGATGCGCTCACGTCATCCATCGACCGACACCCCCCAGCGCATCAAGACGCGATTTGAAGCGCTCTAGCGTCTCTTTCGGCTTGGTGTGGTGTCCGCTGTTGATTGCTTCGTCAGCGAACGCGTAAAGGTCGCGTGTGACGCTCTCCAACGTGTCGGAAGAATCGCTGCTTGATTCACCCGCTGTTTTCGTGCGCACGTGTTATCGCTCATGCTTCCGTTCCTTTCTCCGTCTCTTCGGCTCGAACTCCATGCACCCACAAGCAGCGCTGCAACAGTTGTTCGGACTGTCGAACGGCTCAACCCTTATGCCGTGCTCGCTGCACCTCCAAATCTCTTGACCTTCCATCCACGGGTAAATCTCTGTACGCCTACGCTCTCGCTTCAAATCGCGCTCGAAGTGCTTGCAGATGCCGCACACGTCGCGGTAATCGCTCTTGTTCTTCAAGTTCCGCCCTCCGCGTGTTCCAGAAGTGCCCGCATTGCCGTCTAATTTCACGTCTCAGGCTCTTTCGCGTCCTTTTGCGGGTGTGTCTTCCGTTTTCGTTGTTTCCGTCGCTCTCGCGGCTTCTCCGTGGCCCATTGCGTCCGTCCCATAGCAAGCCGGTGCAAGACCGGTTGAAGCGGCATTTGCAGACGCCGTGCGGTAGACGGCGCGTTCAACGCCCATCCACTCGGAAATCCAACGCATGAAGGCACGCAAGAAGGGCTGTATAGTTGTGCCATTAGCCCAACCGGCAAAGCCGATATAGCCGTCATCGTTGAAGCTGATTGCTTCCCTTCCGTGGAAGTAGAAGCCTGAAACGAACAGGTAGGCGCTTTGAATGCCTATGCCTGATTCGGCAACGGTGATTTGCGGCGCGGTCCTCTTGCGATAGGAAGGCCGCATTTCCATGTGCTCGCCGTTGCGCTCATGCTGTGCGTACTCGATGCACAAGAAGCCCTGAAGCGCTCGAACGTCGTTGGCTGAAACCTTCGAATAGGTCAGGTTGTCGTTGAACAGCTTGCGCGCTTGGTCACGCGTCAGCTTGGTTTCGTTGAGAATCACTTTTCATCGCTCCTTTGGCGTTGTTGAAAACTTGGTTGAAAACCTGTTGAAAACTCTGTGGATTCAAAAAGAAGGAAGAAGCAAGGAAGAAAACCGTTCTTGTTAGTCAACGCCACAAGTACGACGGTTTGGTTTGGTTTGGTGTAGTACCAAACCAAACCGTCTTGTCTTGTCTTGTTTTGTTTAGTTGCTTAGCCACAACGGAAATCAAAGGTTTAGCAATGGTTTTCACTGTGCTTTCTGCTCTAATCTCAAACACCGTGACGGCTCCTTTACTCTTCCTTGTCGCTGTTTTTCCTTGGTCTGCCACCCATGCGCCCACCGGCACGCTTGCGCCCGAAATAGAGTGAGTTCTCAAACATTCGTTTGCTGTAGAGTTCGCCGTTTTCCGCTTGGTTCAACAGACCGATTTCGAAAAGGCAATCAACAAAAGCGGTGGTTTCCTCGATGGTTATTACTTCCTCGAAGTTGCTGTGGTCGAACCCCAAGATGCCGCCAAGAATCAGCTTGTCTTCGGCTGTGCTGAAAGGCACCGTGTGACCGTCAGAAGCCGCCAGATGTTCGCACAAGCGCCACCAGCGCCCGTATCCCTCATAGCCCATGCGCCTAATGAGCCGTTGGCATTTAATGTCCGCCGACGCGTTAGAATCGTGAGGGAAGAACTTCATCGGCTTTAGGGCAAGGGCGGCTACTGCGTCTGTTGCGAGCTTAGCCATGATCCACTACGCCCGATTCGTCCAACGTCATTTCAACGTAGGCTTTGCCCGCCGCGAGAATCGCTTGCTTGTAGCACTCTGCAATCCGCGTGCTGTCGCCCGCGCTCACGTCATCGACAATCGAACCAGCGGCGGCAAGCCCTGCGAGAAACCCCGCCTTGATGGCGTACTTGTCGAGCGTTATGGTTTCGTGCGTCTTGCCGTTGACCAAATCGACGGTGCAATCCGTGTCGTATGCAAGGCAGTAAAGCGTCTCGATTCGCTTTGCTATCTGCTCTGATTTCTTAGGCATTCTGCTATTTCCTTTTCGAGGTCATCGAACATTGACTTGCGCTTCTCAATCCGCAACGTGGGGTGCATTGAAAGCAGCCAACGCGCCAGAAGCGGCGTAACGGTGTTGTTGATGCAATAGTTGTGCTCTGCGCCGTATTGGTCGATGTAAGGCACCGCAACAAGGCGTGTGCGCCCCTCGTAGCGTTGGCGCTCGATTAGGTACTTGGTCGATACGGTCAAGCCCCTAGCGTCGATGCCAAGCGCAACGGCTTCTATCTCATGAGCCGCCTTCGGGTTAGCCTTGAGCCACGCCATGAACAGATCTACGTAGCTTCGAGCCTTAAGCGGTATCGGGTAGGTTGCCGCGCGTTCCTGCGCCACGACGGCTTCAATGGGATACGTGAAGTCATCGACGTTGATTTGCGGCGCTTCAAGCGTCTTAGCGGTTGACATAGCGCACCACCGCATAGAACAACGCCGCGTCAAAGCCCATGGCTGCAAGAAACGCCGCATCGCCGTAAACGTCCATCAGGGGGATTTGGAAGACAGCAACAGCCATTGGCAGAATGCCGGTGATTGTGAGCACTGTGAAGGCGTACAAGACGCCTTTCTTCAGCCAATCCAGCGGCGTTATAATGGGTTCGTCAAATCGCGGGTAGCGGTTTTGGCTTGTAAGCGTGCGAGTTCCAGCCGTGCGCTTGCTTCTTTTTTCCGGCAATCCGTACCGTTCGCAAGACTGTGAAAGAAAGCCTTCTGCGTAGCGTCCTGATGCTCGCGGCGTCGGTCTACGGTGTACGTTATTACCATTGGTTAAACCTTTGGTAATTCCAATGGTTTTCGTCGTGGTTCTCATTCAACTTCTCCTTTCCTTCCTTCCTGAAAACTTTTGGTTTTGGCGGTGGCTAAGCTGTGGTAACGCGCTAGACCGTCAAGCCCTACACGTGTTTCAACGGCTCAACCCCCAACAATTCATCTGCTGAGCACTCATAAAGCCTGCAAAGCTCAATAAGCTTCAGTGCCGTTGGATAGGTCTTGTCGTTCTCCCATGAACTAAGCGTTGTGATTGAAATTCCAAGTGATGTTGCGGCTTCCTGCGCGGTGTATCCCTTTTGCTCACGTGCCTTGCGGTAGTTGTTCATCAGCTCACCCCCTCGCACAAGCTGTAATCCGTTTTGTATTGTAAGTAAGCCATTCGGCTTACTTTACAGATTCGATAATAAGCCGAACGGTCTAGCGCGTCAATAATTATTTGTATACAATTATCCGCAACGATTACTGTTGAAAGGGATTCGGCAATGGAAGCAGGGAACTTAAAGCGGCTGATTGGGCAACGCATCGCCATAGCACGCAAAGCAGCTGACATGAGCCAAGATCAAGTAGCAAAGGCAATTAACGTTCACAAACAGACTATTTCGCGATGGGAACGCGGCGAACGCGTACCCAATGGCGAGGAAATACGCTTGTTGGTTGAGCTGCTAGGCTGTTCAGCTAATTTCATTTTGGGGTTATCTGACACATTGACTGTCAGGGAAAAATAAGTCGAAAGGCTGATCATGACACGTAAAGAGACCTTGCAGAAGCTAGACCCGAAGAATGTAATCGTCTTCGACACGGAAACCACCGGCACCAACGTTGGCGGAAACGATGAAGTTCTATCGCTTGCAGTGATGAACATAGCTGGTGACGTTCTCTTCTATGACACGTTCAAGCCTACGCACCGCAAGCGTTGGTCAAAGGCAGAAGCAATCAATGGCATTAGCCCCGACATGGTGAAGGACAAGCAGACGATAGAAGAACGCAAGGGCGAGATTGAACCGATATTCAAATCCGCAAGGCTCTATGTCGCCTATAACGCAGACTTCGACCTAGGCTTCTTGCGTGCAGCCGGTCTTGATGTGCCAGAACATCAAACATTCGACGTGATGAAGGAATTTGCGAAGATTCATGGCGAATGGAACCCGCAATTTGAAGAATGGCAATGGTGCAAGCTCGAAGACTGCGCCGCGTATTACGATTATCGAGACTTTGGAGCGCACGACGCATTGGCTGACGTGAAGGCAACTTCTCATTGCTATAAATCTATTCTCGATGATTTTCTATTTGAAGAGCCGCGCCGCCGCCCAAAGATGGTTGAAGACGAATTCGGGGACACGTACCCCGAATATGACGATGAAGAATACAGAACGATTGTTTCTAGCGGGTATGCCGAAGAGACTGCAGAGAATGCGTCATCTACCGACACCAACACGCAATACGAAAGCGTCACTCCAAAACCTGAAACGCATCAGGAAGCAAGCAAACAGCTTGGCAAGGCAAAGCCCGCACTTGTGGTTGTATGCGTTCTGTGCGTCATCGTGGGCTTGCTAATAACCTTCTCGGGTGCTCCTGTCGTTGGCATTCTGCTTTTGGCTTTTGGCGTGATATTGGCGCTTGTGGCAAAGGGAAACAAATAGACAAAGCCCCACGCGGGAACTTGGCAGAACGCACGTGGGGCAAATCAAGAAGCAGGGCGCTTTGTGGCGCTCGCTCTAGGAAGTGAGTTTAGCATGAGTAAGAACCGCGCCGCGATTTACGCCCGCTTCTCGTCTCATAACCAGCGTTCGGAATCAATCGAAATACAAGTTGAGAACTCTACAGCCTATTGCCGCGAACATGGGCTTGAGGTCGTGCGCACCTATACGGATTACGCAAAGACCGGTCGCAACACTGATCGCGCCGAATTTCAACGCATGATGGCAGATGCCCGCATGGGCTTGTTCGATTACGTGGTCATTTACAAGGTGACGCGCATCATGCGCAACCGTGATGAAATGTCCCTCGCGCGAATCATGCTGCGCAAGTCCGGCGTCGAAATCCTCTATGCCGGTGAGGAAATATCCGACGGTTCCAGCGGCGTTTTGCAGCTTGGGATGTTGGAAGTTCTAGCCGAATACGAAAGCGCAATTGATAGCGAACGCATCCGGGACGGCATCAAGAAGAATGCCGAACGGTGCATGGCGAACGGGCGCACGCTCTACGGTTGGGACATTGTAGACGGCAAATACCAAATCAACGAACGTGAAGCCTATTGGCTGCGCAAGATGAAGAACATGTTGTTTAGCGGCTCCACCATGGCAGAAGTCGTGCGCGGCGTCTCTGCCATGCGCACGCGCAACGGCAAGAAGCTGACGCAAGATACCGCCACAAAGCTTCTTCTAAGGGTGCATAACGGCGGCACGTACTCTTATGCGGGCGTTGTCGTTGATGGCGGAATGCCCGCGCTCTGGTCGAAGACCGAACAAGACATGATCATATCCATTCTGAAACGCCGCCATAAGCCGCATAGGCGCATTGATAGCGCGTCAGAATGGCCGCTAACCGGTAAGCTGTGGTGCGTGTGCTGCGATTCAACCTTGTTCGGAACCAGCGGCACAAGCGCCACGGGCAAGACATACGCCTATTACAAGTGCGGCAAGTGCGGGCGCACGTTCAGGCGCGACATTTTGGAAGATGCAATTGTGGATATGGTTTGCCAAGCGGTGAAGCGCTCCGACATTCGCGAGAACATCGCGTATGGCATGGCGCAATATCAGGCATCGCAATGCGATGATACGCCGCTTGAAAGCGAAAGAATAAAAGGGGAAATTAGGCGCATAGACAACGCCTTTGAAAGAATCTGGCAAGCCATAGAAGACGGCATCGCGCCGCCTGATGGCAAAGAACGGGTTCAGGAATTGCGGGAACGCAAGACCGAACTTGAAACCGAATACCATATAGCGAAAGCCAACGAATCGGCAAAACCGAACTACGACGATCTAAAAAGTTGGCTCGACAATATGGCGGAACATCTGACGCCACAAGAAATTTTGAAGATGTTCATTCGCGCCGCCGAAATCGAGGGTGACGTTGTAAGGCTGTTTTTTGCCTTCGATTACTACGGCGATGATTTCACGCCGCCGAAGTACAGACACGAACTAGCCAAGAAGCGGGCTAGTTCGTGTAATTCTCTTATGGTGGAGGTGCGGAGAATCGAACTCCGGTCCAAGGCACATCCCTGA